AGATTCAGTCCTTGCAATTAATCTTGCTCTTGTCTTTGACATTCCTACTTCTTTAATTAATCTTTTTTCTGCGCCTCTAAAACCTTCGTTATTTTCTAACGCTCTTTGGAATGCCGTTTGTATCCTTCTTAAACTTGTATCGTTAATATCTTTGATGTGCTGACCGCCTATTGTGTTAAAGTAATCTTTTAAAGCTGCATCCATTATTGGATTCTCAAAGCCTACACCTATTGTCGCTTCGGGTGGTAAATTAGCCTTAAGCCATTTAACATAACCTCGTGATTGTTTATTCCAAGCAGTATTATAGAAAGTTTTCATAGCATCGGCAATAGGCACTCCGGTATATAACATTCCGGCAATAGAGTTTGTAAATGCAACCGATTCCGATTCATTTAAAGCATCTATTATTGGCTGAATAGATTGTTTTAAGGCTTTAGAGAACAAACGATATCCGTAAGTCTCTAAATACTTTTGTAGGTTAGTGTCAAATTCTTCTTGTGTCATTATAACGCTTTATCCGACATTCCTAATTCGTCCAGGTAAGTTAAGTTTGTAGGAACTAAAATTCTATCCATATCAGCTTCGTCAATACGATCATAATTCATAGCAGTTCTTTTTTCGTTAGGAGTAATCCACCAAGATTCTTTCATCTGTGCTACTATCTTCTCCATATCCTTTTGCATTTCAGGAAACGCTTGAACATCGTAGTCAATATAATACTCTACACCATCTCTCAAAGAGTAATATAAAGCAACCTCGTTAAACATACCTCTAATCATATTAAGAATAGGAATAACCGTATTAGTTACCAAACCTTTATAAGCCATTTCCTTATTATTATAAGAAGCCGAATCAGTAGCCATTAAAATAGGGTCAACTCCAAACACTCTGCATAAGGTATCTCTATCCGCTCCTATTGATTTAATAATTTCAAGGTCTGCTGGACTCATTCCAATTTGCTTATAATCTACAATACCATTGGTAGCTACTATTCTTTTGTAATTATCCGCTCCTGTTAATTTACTATCTATTTGTTGGTTAATCTTGCTAATTTGTTCGCCGTCAAGCATTGCGTCCTTATCCCCACTAAATAAAAGACCTGCTGCACCACCATTAATAAATGCTTTAGCTTTTGCTCTTGTACCTTCATTTGAACTTGAAACAGTTTCCCAAGCAGCCATAAGCGGACTCATTCCGTAAAGTTGGTTTCCACTTACATTATAGTCAGGGTTAAAGAACTTAATATGGTTTACTTCGTTTACTTTAAACTCAATCTCTTGGTTTCCTATTTGTAGCTTATAAGCACTAATCGGCTCAAAAGTACCACTTCCTATAATCTGTGTAAATTGAGAAGGTAAAGGATAAAGTTTAGTTGGTACTCCTTTGTTTCTACCTACTTCAGGCATAAACTTATAAGAATATGCGTTTCCTGTAATCTCTAAAAAAGAAACTAAAGATTCAATATACTCTTGTTGGCTTTGCATTTCGTTTGGTCTTGCAATCAGCTTATTTAAGTCCGTTCCTTCTACTTCGGTTAATCCCTTTTTAAGTAAGTTGAACTTATTATTCTTTGTTCTATTAAAACTCTTTTTGTTCTCTATTTCGTAAACATAGAAAGGAACTGAAGCTGCCTTCTTTGCAATCATATTTATAATAGCAAATACATCAGGGTTGCCTTGATAGCCATTCCTTACATACGCTCTTGGGTTGTTAGGTATGTTAAAGAATATTCCGTTGAAATAAGAGAATAAAGATTGATTGTATTTGTTGCCCGCATCCGAACCTTGAGTAGGTAGTATAGCAGCTTTAATTCGTTGAAAGAAGTTCATAAGCAATTATTTTTACAAATTTACGATAAATTTAGATAACTTTTACATTACAACAAAGTCAAACTTCTTGAGTTCAAACCACATCCGCATCATAAGGGCATCACTTATATCGGGACTTCGACCTAAATGTTCTTTAACTTTGTCTTTAGGTAGCACCGCAAGTTTACCATCTTTATCAGCGTTATGCCTTTGCACCCATTCCAATTCTTCGGTTAATTCCTTTTTGATAGTTACATCTTCGGTTATAACCCACACTCCAGCTTCATTAATTAACTCTGCAAGTTTATAATAACACTCCGACTTTAAGTTTATGTAGTTTCCTGTTAAGGCTTTACTATTGTTTACAAATCCTTTGAATCCATAGTCGACCACACCCGAGCCCACCCCATCTTCATCGCAGATTATTTGCGAATAAGGTATAGAATGTTTCTTTGCTAAATGTTTAATGTATGCTGCTACTTCGTTGGTTGCCTTATTGGACAACTTATGTATCTCGATAACTCTAAAGCCTGACCAAACCATTATCAAAGTTTTATCCTTACCAAATCGTGCAATATCCGCAGAAATATATCCTTTACCGTTTGGAATATGCTCATTAGTAAATAAGTCAATTATTTTATCGTACTGTATTAAAGCGTTATCATTGTCATCATATTCCCAGTTACCAAATAATAAACGCTCCTTACTAAACTTGTCTAAAGATTGCAAAGATTGAATGTAATGCTCCGAAATATAAGGATTGTCCTGTATTAAAGATTGTATAAAGGCTTTGCTTTCGCTTATCGTACCATCCTTTGTAGGCTTGTAAAAGTTATTATAAACATATCCCTTTGCAGGGTTGCAAGTGCCGAGCATCTTTGGTATTATATTAAACTCCGTTAGCTTATATCTTATTCGGGACTTAACTATGTTCCAGGCTTTCTCTGTTATTTGATTGCACTCATCTATAAATGCAAAAGAAATTTCAAGTGACCCAAGTTCGTCAAAATTTACATCTGAAGGATATTGAAACAAGTCTTTTAGGTAAATAGCCGAGCCATTTGAGAAAGTAATAATATTCGATTGAGCGTTATAAACATAATGCTGCCCTGCTTTTATTCCTTGCAGTTTACATACATCGTAAAACGAATTTAGTGTAGTATCTTTTAAAGTCTTAAGGACTGCTCTGCCCATTAATGCTCTTGAACCTGGATATTTTAAGCAGCATTTAATTATCCAATAAACACCAAGTGCTGATTTGCCTCCTGCTACTCCACCTCCAAATATAACCTCGCTTGTTTTGTTGTCTTCTAATCTATCGAGTGCTTTAGTCTGCTTCTTCGTTAGTATCATAGGTTTTAGTTTCATTGAAAGTAATACCTAAATCCATACCGCCTGTATGTTTTAAAGTAGTACCTAATCTTTCGGCTTCTTCAGGTGTTCCGATTAACTTATATAATCCCATCTGTAAAGTAGGGTTTTCGCTTTTATACCACTTTGAACGCATTGATGTTTTAATCTCAACTTTGTTTTTTTCAAGTGCTTCTTTTATTGTGTGGAATTCGTGCAATTTGTGATTATAAAATGTAGTCTTATCGCAAGGTAAAAACGCCACCACATCCTCAATAAAGAACAATTTATGCTTATCAATAGCCTCTAAAGACTTCTTCTCTAATTCCTCTGTTTTATATGCCATAATCTACTCCGTTCCTTTTAATTTTAATTGTAGGGTCAAGTTTACGCATTCGGTCTACTATTACCTGGCAATACTTTGGGTCTAATTCCATTCCGTAGCATTTACGATTTAATTGATGTGCTGCTACCATAGTCGAACCTGAACCAAGAAATAAATCCATTATAATGTTTCCTTTAACTGAGCAATTTAGTAATCCTTCACTCATTAATTCAATAGGCTTTTGTGTTGGGTGTTGATATGTAGATGTATTATCCTTATTTATTTGCCAAACACTTCCAATTCTTTTACCTTTTAATGTTTCTCCTCTATTCCACACAAGGGCTATTTCAAAATCAGTTGAAAATCTTTTATATAAATCTCCAAGTCCACCACCACCTTTATGCCAAATAATCATATTAGTAATATCACCAAAATAATCTTTTGTTAATTGAATCCACTTACCAACAACTTGATATGAAGTCCACATAAATATAAAACCTTTTGAATGCTCCATTACTTGTGGCATCCATTCTAATAAAAAGGTATCATCATTCAAAATTATATCGTGTTTGCTATCTTTAGAATTATATGAAATGCCATAAGGTGGGTCAGTAAACACCATATCAGCTTTTTTACCATCCATTAATTTAGCTACTGCATCGCTATCAGTTGAATCCCCACAAAGTAACCTATGCTCCCCTATCTCAAATAAATCCCCTAATACTATATCCGTTTCAATACCACCTTCAGGTGTTTCAAAGTCATCTTCTTCAGCTTCTAATTCTTTACCAAAATCTGGTACATCTAATCCCCAAGCATCAAGTTCTTCAGCATCCCACTCATTAGCTAACATATTCCAATCCCATTCGCCACCGCTTACATTGTCTTTTATAATAAACTGCTTTTGTTCTTGCTCTGTCAAATCGGTAACTTTAATAATTGGCACTTCTTTTAATCCAGCGTGAATACAAGCCTTTAATCTCATATTACCACCTAAAACAATCATATCATCGTTTACAACAATAGGTCTTATTTCAAGCATCTTTGGAAACTCCTTAATTGATGCTACTA